ATTATGGAATGGTTACCACTATTATATGAAATTTTGCAAGTTTGTGTAATTCCTCTATTGGGTGTTTTAACTGCTTACATTGTTAAATACATCAAGGTAAAGAGCGTTGAAATTCAAGCAGGTGTAGATAATGATATGGCTGACAAGTATATTGCCATGGTCGCTGATACTGTGTCTGCTTGTGTTATTGCTACCAATCAAACTTATGTTGAAGCATTAAAGAAAGAAAATGCTTTCACTGCTGAAGCACAAAAAGAGGCTTTTCAATTAACATATAATGCTGTTATGGCTATTTTGACTGATGAAGCTAAAGAATATTTGGCTGAAATCTATGGCGATGTATCTACTTATATTACCAACAAGATTGAAGCTGAAGTAAATATTAGCAAAATCGTTCCTGTTGAATAATTTTTTTGGGCGAGACAATCATATGGTTGTCTCGCCCTTATTTTTTTTGTCCAATAAAGAAATTTTAGTTGATTTTCTAAAAAATCTTTGGTATAATATACACATAAGAAAAAATCTTAAGAAATTTGAAAGGAGAACGATATGTCAGATTATGGTGTAAAAGACATAAAAACACTAGAAGGTATCGAAGCTATCCGACTACGTCCAGGTATGTATATCGGTTCAGTTGGACCTGATGGTGTTAGACACATCACACTCGAAATCATTTCTAACGCAGTTGATGAATACTTAAACGGACATTGCACTAACTGTATTATTACGGTTGGCTCCGATGGAGTTATTCGTATCGCAGATAATGGTCGTGGTGTTCCGTTTGGAAAAGCTGAAGATGGTAGTGAAACTCTGGTGAATGTTTATACAAAACTTCATACAGGCGCAAAATTTGATAGTGATGGTAAAACTGGTTATAACACTTCTGGTGGTATGAACGGTGTCGGTGCCAAGGCTACAAATGCTCTATCTTCTTATTTTGCTGTTGAATCTGTGCGTGATGGAAAATCTGCTTACGCAGTTTTTGAAAAAGGTGAATTGAAATCTTATGAAGAGCAACCTTTTACAAAGGGACTACACGGAACTACAATCAGTTTCAAGCCCGATGAGACTATCTTCAAAGAAGGAATTCGTCTTGAATATGCCCCACTAAAGAAACAAATCCAAGAGCTAGCTTATCTATCTCCTGGTATGGTGTTTAACTTCAAATATGAAGATAAAGAAGAAGAAGTTATCACTTCTCAAAATGGTATTCGAGATTATATCAATGATTTAAATAAAGATAAAAATAAGGTAACTTCCGTATTCTATACTGAAAATATGGAAGATAGAATTGGTGTTAAGATTGCTATGCAGTATAATGATACTTATACTGATATGTATAAGCTCTATACCAACTCTATTCCTAATAGTGCGGGAACCCACTTAACCGGTTTTAGAACCGCACTCACGCAAACTATGAATGACTATGCTCGTGATAATAAGCTCCTAAAGGAGAAAGATGCTAATATTACTGGTGAAGAATTGAAGGAAGGTTTGGTTCTGGTTCTATCCTTCATTATGCCTGACCCTGTTTTCTCCGGCCAGACGAAAGATGTTCTTTCCAGTAGTGAAGCAAGAACTGCGGTTCAGCGTTTAACCGCCCGTGAAATCCGAGTATGGCTCGACGCAAATCCCAAAGACGCAAAAGCCATTGTTGATAAAGCACTTTTGGCACGTGCAGCCCGTGAAAAAGCTAAAAAGGCCAAGGAAACCGTTCGTAAAGTTGACAACAAGCGTCGTGTGATTATGCCTGACGTACTTGCGGATGCCAGCTCTAAAGAGCGTCACAAATGTGAAGTCTTTATTGTTGAGGGTAAATCTGCTGCAGGTACAACAATTGAAGCTCGTGACAGAGGTACTCAAGCAGTATTCCAACTTCGTGGTAAGCCGCTAAATGTTTTGAAGTGCGACCTACATAAGGCTCTTCAGAATAAAGAAATCAGCGGTATGGTTGATGCTTTTGGTTTAGAAGTTAAGGACGGTAAGATTATCGTTGATGAAACTAAGTTGAGATATGGTAAATTCATCATTACCGCAGATGCTGATGTTGATGGTTCTCATATTCGTGTTCTATTCCTAACTTTTATTTGGAAGTTCTGTCCAGACCTACTGGATAAGGGATATATTTATGCCGCTGTACCTCCACTATATAAAGCAACTATTGGAACTAAAATCCAGTATTTAAAGGATGATGCTGCTCTTGAAGAATTCCGCAAAACCAATAGTAAGAAATTTGAACTTGGTCGTATGAAGGGTCTAGGTGAAATGGACCCTGATGAAATGGCTGAAACTGTTATGAGTGCGGAGACTCGTACTTTAAAGCAGATTACCATGGAAGATGCGGCCGCCGTGGCAAATGTCTTTATGAGCTTAATGGGTGAGTCTGTAACTCCTCGTAAGAAGTTTATTGAAGATAACGCTTGGAGGGCAAATATCGATGTCTGAGTATCATGGATATTGGTTTTGGGATTTGGGCGATGATAAAATCATCCAAGCTCAAGATTTAATGGATGAATATTGTCTATTAAATTGCCCTCAAAGTGTTATTGGCCCATTTAAGACAGAGGCTAGTGTCAATTTATATAAAGCCGCACATCCCGATGAAAGTAAAAAATTCAATGAAATGTTGAAAGATATGGAGGAATTTTATTATGGCGAATGTAATTAAAGTTGCTCCTGGTGATACAATTTTATTCACCATTGGTGATGATGTTGATATTGATGAATATAAGGCGATTAGTGAAAAGCTAATTAGCCTATTAAATACTCCTAATATAGTTTTAATGCCTGAATATGCAATTAAAGATGTGACTGTATTTAAGCGTGAACTAACAGGAACAAGTAATATGTTTTTAGATGGAGGTTATATTTATGACCAACGCTACTAATGTAATCTCTATGGAGAATCGTAGACAATATACTTATGCTGATACAAATAAAGCATCTATTTTTGGTGGGGTAATCGGTAAGTATACTGGTTATCCTTTCCAGGTTGTAAATATTCAACCAAATGATGTAATTTTACTTAAAATTGCTGATAATTTAAGTTTGAGAGAGTGTCAAACAATTCAAAAAGAAATGAATGAAACTTTTCCAAATAATACAGTAATTTTATGTAATGACCACATTTTGAAGGGTATTACAGTTCTACGAGGCGAAACTGAAAAAATTAGTGATACAGTTGATATTTTATCAACAATTGATGTAGATAAAATGTTTGAAGAACTATTGAAAGGAAACCCGAATGATTTTCTATACTGATGGTTCCTGCGTTGGGAACGGAAAAGTGAACGCAAGTGGTGGTTACGGCATTGTTGGCGTTGACGAAAATGATTGTGTTCAGTTCGTCCGTGCCAAGAGAACAAATGGAACTACCAATAATAGAGAAGAATTGAAAGCTATTCTATATGTTATGCTTAATTATGGAGAAAAATGCGATGATTGGGGCCAGCCTCCGATTGTATATAGCGACTCCGCATATTGTGTAAATACTTTCAATGAATGGATGTTTAATTGGGCAAGAAATGGTTGGGTTAAAAGTGATAAAAAAGTTCCCGAAAATCTTGATTTAATTCAAGCCTATTATGATTGGTATAAGCAAGGTTTTCGTATTGATTTGAGAAAAATCAAAGGTCATGCTGGACATGAATGGAATGAACTTGCTGACCAGCTTGCTACTGGTTATATTTCTGAGGAAGAAGCATATGCCACATATAACTAAGTATTCAGAAAAAATGCAATGTATTAAACCTCCAATAGATAAGTTATGGAAAGAAGATTTGGAACGAAAATATGTGCGGATTCCAGAAGGCGTAGCAGAAGCCGCACATACTGCAGTTCGTGCCTTAGCTATTCCACCTTATATGCTTGAGAGGTTACGAGAACTTCCTACTCAATATTCATATATGACACCAGAAGATAAGTGTAGTATTTTTGATTTAGTTGAGGAAGTTATTAGTAATACAATGAAATCGAATTGGACAGAAGAAAATTTTTTGAAAGATTTTGTAGAGATAAAGGAGGTTCCTTATGGGAGATATAATTCAGACTCCGATTATCGGGGAAGTTGAGCAAAGTTTCCTTGATTATAGTTTGAGTGTTATTACCGATAGAGCCATCCCTTCAGCGGAAGATGGTTTGAAACCTGTTGCTCGTCGTATTCTTTGGGATATGTTCGATAAGGGTTATCATAATAATAAAAAGTTTGTAAAATGTGCTCAACCAGTCGGTGATACGATGGGTCGTTTCCATCCTCACGGCGATGCTTCTATTTATGGTGCGTTAGTGTGGTTGAGTCAACCTTGGAATATGAGATACCCTCTTATCTCTTTCCATGGTAATAATGGTTCACGTGATGGATACGAGGCTGCAGCTTATCGTTATACTGAATGTAAACTATCTAAAGCAGGCGAAGAAATGCTTGCTGATATTAAGAAAGATACTGTCGATTGGCAATTAGCATATACCGATGTGGAAGAAGAGCCAGTCTATCTGCCTGGTCGTATTCCCAATTTGATTGTGAATGGTACTTCTGGTATCGCAGTTGCGATGGCTTGTAGCTTCGCACCTCACAATTTAAATGAAGTTATGGATGCGGCAATCCATGTAACTCAAAACCCTAATTGTGATATTAAGGAAATTTTGAATTACATTTCCGGACCTGATTTCCCAACTGGCGGATTAATTATTAACAAAGACGAATTACCCGCAGCTTATCTAACAGGTAAGGGCAGAGCAAGAATCAGAGGAGAGTACAAAATTGAATCTGATAAACGTGGCGATAGTATCGTCTTTACTTCCATTCCTTATAAGGTATCTAAAGAAGACCTTGTAAAGGAAATTGATAAGCTTTGTGAGGAAGGTAAATTGGAAGGAATTACTACCATCCGAGACGAAAGTAACAAAGATGGTGTGCGTTTCGTTATTGAATTAGCAAAGGGAATTTCTGCTGAACCTATTATCGCAAAGTTGTTTAAATTAACTCGCTTAGAGGATACTTATAGTTTCAATCAGGTTGCTCTGGTTGAGAAGAAACCTCAGCTTTTGAATATTAAGCAACTTTTGGAAATTTATATTGCTCACCAGAAAGATGTTCTGTTGAGAAAAACTAAATATGAAGCTAATAAAGTTGCGGCTCGTATTCATATCTTGGAAGGTCTGTTGAAGGCTCTTGAAGATATTGACAATATCATTGCTCTTATTAAGAAGAGCGAGTCTGCGGCAGCTGCTAAGGTTGTTCTTATGAACCAGTATGGTTTCTCTGAAGCCCAGGCTAAGGCGATTCTTGATATGAAGCTTTCTAAGTTGGCAAAATTAGAGAAAGTTGAGATTGAAAATGAAAGAGCTGAGCTTATATCTGAGTTAGAGAGACTACAGGGAATTCTGCAAAATCCAACGCCAGAGTTAGTTAAGGGTTTTACAGAACTTAAAAAGACTTATGGCGACGCTCGCAGAAGCACTATAACTCAGGTTGCTTCCACTAAGGAAGAGAAGGAAATCGAATTCGTCGAGCCAGAGAAGTGTGTTGTTATTATGACTGAGGGTGGTCTCGTTAAGAGAATTCCTGCAACTAGCTTCCGTACCCAGAAGCGAAATGGTAAGGGTGTAAAAACTCAAGATGATATTACTCATGCAGTAATTCGTACTAATACGATTGACTCTTTGATGATTTTCTCTGATAAGGGCAAGATGTATCGTCTACTTGTCAATGATGTTCCAGTAGGAACCAATGTAAGTAAGGGTCAGTCTATCAAGTCCCTAATCAATATGGATATGGATGAACAGCCTGCTGTAATGTATTCTATTTATAGAGATACTGATGCTGCATATGTATTGTTCGTAACTAAAAATGGATTAGTTAAGAAAACAAGTCTTGAAGAATATGTTAAGACTAAGAAAAAGACTGGCATTGCAGCAATTACCATTAAAGATGGTGATGAGCTTGCCGCAGTATCTTTGGTTAAGGACGAACAGTTAATCCTGGTAACTAAGAATGGTATGGCAATTAGATTTGATTCTAAGGAAGTAAGTCCTACTTCTCGTGCCACTTCTGGTGTAAAGGGTATTAACTTGGGTGCCGATGATGAAATTGTCGCCGCAATTCCTGTCCGTAATACAAATGATAAATTGGCAATCTTCGTTAATGGTGGATACTGTAAGAAGTTTGGTCTTGACGAACTTCCTCTCCAGAAGAGAGCAGGTAAGGGTCTGATGTGTTATAAGCCTACTGATACTACTGGTAAAGTGGTTGCGGCAACCCTTGTTGAAGATAGTGATTGTGTATTGATTTTGGGTGATAAGAGCAGTATTTGTATCGAAGCATCCGAAATTCCAAACCTTGGTAGAGCTTCTATTGGCAATGTTGTTATCAAGAATAGTAAAGTTCTATCTGTAAGTAAGGTATGAGAACGATTTATTTCAGACCAAGTATGCCTATCGTTGAGTCGGGACGAGAAATGTCCCGACTCTATGAGTGGTTTGGCGAACAAAATGGTATTGAAATCAGAATGAACGATTTTACTTTTGCTCAAATTTTACATCGAATTAATATAAATCCAAATGATAAAATTATGTTTTTTGATGAACCTATGTTTGTATATGGTTATAGAGTCCAATTAGTAGAAGATGTTCCAGATTTTTATGTCAATATATTTGACTTCAGTGATTTCTGGAGTTGACAAAATAAAAAATTTTTTCTATAATATATATGTAATTAAGGAGAATAGAAATGGATAGTATCTATGATAAAATCAAGTTTCTTGTAAGATACCTTAACGAATGTACAAAAGCATACGATGAAGGTAATCCAAAAATTACGGACGAAGAATGGGATAATAAATATTTTGAGTTACAAGAATTAGAAAAAGAAACAGGTTTGATTTTATCTAATTCTCCTACTCAATCTATTTCTTATGAAGTTGTAAATGCTTTGAAAAAAGTTGAACATTCTCATAAGATGTTATCTCTTGAAAAAACTAAATCCGTTGATGAAGTTTCTGCTTTTGTAGGTAAAAAGGACTTCTTGGCTATGTGTAAGATGGACGGTTTAACTTGTTCTCTTACTTACCGCAACGGAGAATTAGTTTCTGCGGAGACTAGGGGAAATGGTCTTGTCGGTGAAGATATCCTGCATAATGCAAGAGTTCTTCCTTCAATTCCAAGTAAAATTCCTTATATGGATGAATTGGTTATTGATGGAGAAATCATTTGCACCTATACTGATTTTGAAAAATTCAGTTCAGAATATAAGAACCCTAGAAATTTCGCCGCAGGCAGTATTCGTCTTTTAGACTCCAAAGAATGTGCAAGCCGCAATCTTACATTTGTTGCGTGGGATGTTCTCACTCCAATGATGTTTGATGATGGTACCGAGTACAAACTTAGCCAAAAACTTAATTATCTTGTACCTTTTGGATTTACTATAGTTCCATATGCGACTGGTCCTGCTTATTACGCAGATGATACTGAGGTTGAAATGGATATGTTTATTGAGCAAGTGACTCAAATGGCTCAAGGATATAGTTATCCAATTGATGGTGTAGTTATTAAGTTTAATGATTGTGCTTATGGTCGTTCTCTTGGAGAAACAACGCATCATTTCAAAAATGCTCTGGCATATAAATTCTATGATGAAACTTACCAGACTAGCTTGTTGGATATTGAATGGACGATGGGTAGAACCGGTGTCCTTACTCCCGTTGCTGTCTTTGAACCAATCGACGTAGATGGTTCGACCGTAGAAAGAGCTAGCTTACACAATGTAAGTATTCTAAATGAAACTTTACATGGTTGGGGTTATAAAGGCCAAAAGGTGGACGTCTTTAAGGCTAATATGATTATTCCTCAGATTGCGTCTGCGGAAGAACCCGAGGATTTACCTCAGTATGATTATCCTTGGTTTGAACGCCCCAATTGTTGTCCTGTGTGCGGCGGTGAGGTCAAGTATAGTAAGTTGAATGACTCTATGAATCTGACCTGTGTCTCTCCAACTTGTCCTGGTAAACTAATCAATCGTCTGGACCACTTCTGCGGTAAGAAAGGTCTTGATATGAAGGGTATCTCAAAGGCAACTTTAGAGAAACTGATTGATTGGGGTTGGGTCAATGATTTTACTGACATTTTTGAACTTTCCATTCGTAGAAGTGAATGGGTCCAGAAGCCTGGATTTGGAGCCAAATCCGTCGAGAAGGTTCTGAACGCTATTAATACTGGCGCAAATTGTGAACTACATCAGTTCATTGCGGCCCTCGGTATTCCGTTGATTGGCTCAACGGCATCGAAAGAATTGGCAAAGCACTTTGAAACTTGGGAAAAGTTTGTCGAGGCAGCGGAAGGTGGTTTCGCTTTCTACACTCTTCCTAATTTCGGTGGTGAAATGCATAATAGTTTAGTTAGCTTTAATTATGCCGAAGCAAAACTACTTGCTGACCATTATATTCACTTTAATGCACCTGAAGTCGCTCCCGCCCCGGTCGGCGAGAGTTTAACTGGAAAAACTTTTGTAATTACTGGAAAACTCACTCATTTCAAGAACCGTGATGAAATCAAGGCACGAATTGAGGCTCTTGGAGGAAAGGTAACTGGTTCTGTTTCTAAGAACACAAATTTCCTCATTAACAATGATGTGAATTCCACTTCCTCTAAGAACATGACTGCCAAGTCATTGGGGATTCCAATCTTGTCAGAATCTGACTTCATTCAGACTTTTGGAATCGAGTAATTGACAAAAAGAAAAAAATTTTGTATAATAAAATCGTAAAGATTAAGGATGAAAATTTTCAATGAAGAAAAAAGAACTCAAGAATCTGGCTGTAAAAATCGCTAAGTGCGAACGAATCATTCAAACGAGCGATGATAAGAAAGCCGTTCATCAAGCAGAAGAAGAAATTATGCGTCTCTCAAGTTCCGTCGATAGACTGGAAGATATGGTCGCTATTGACGAGCTTGTGATGGAACTGCTTGAGAAAAATTAAAAAAAATTCTTGACTTTTCAAAAATTTTTTGATATAATATTTACATAACCGAGAGGTTAGAAAATATAAACTAAAAAAATATTATTTATTAAGAAGGAGATTATTTACTATGGCTATGAAGGAAAATTCCAAGAAGGTTCTGAATTATTTGAAGGAGATTAACGGCGAGAACGTAACTGCTGCTGACGTTGCTGCTGCTCTGGGTCTAGAGAAGCGCTCTGTTGATGGCATCTTTACTTCCGCTATTCAGCGTAAGGGCTTGGGTGTTCGTACTCCCGCTGAAATCGAGCTAGAGGATGGTACTCACAAGCAGGTTAAGTTCCTGTCTCT